CACATCAAGCACATCAAAGGAGAAAAGGGCGGTCAGCCATTTCTACTAGAACCATTCCAAAAAAAGATTGTCAGAGATTTGTTCGGTTGGAAATACCGAGAAACAAACTTGAGAAGATTCCGAACAGCTTACATTTGCCTCCCAAGAAAGAACGGAAAGTCAACTCTTATCTCAGCCATTGCACTTTATATGATGTTGGCTGATGGAGAACCAAGTGCTGAATGCTATGTGGCTGCTGGAGATAGACAACAAGCTGGAATCATTTTTGATGTTGCAAGTTCAATGGTCCGAGCAGATACTCAACTCAATAACAATCTAAAAGTTTTTAAGAGTTCAATCATTCACGAAAAAAGCAATTCAGCATTCAAAGCAATCAGTGCTGAAGCAAGTTCTAAGTTCGGATACAATGCCAGTTTCATTTGTATGGATGAATTCTTTGTTCAGAAGGATGCACAACTTTGGGATGCACTTACTACTTCGGTAGGTTCTAGAAGGCAACCACTGACAATAGCCATCACAACTGCTGGATACAATAGAGAATCCATTTGCTTCAAGACTGAAACTTATGGAAAGAAAGTAGCAGAGGGAGTGATTGAAGATCATTCTTTCTACTATGTGAAATATTCTTGTGACCTTGAAACTGATTGGACCAGTGAAGAAGCATTGAGGATGGCGAATCCAGGAATTGAAAGTGGTGTGGTCAAACTTGACTATCTAAAAAGAGAACAAGAAAAAGCTATCAAGCTCCCAAGTTATGAGAACACTTTTAGGATGCTTCACTTGAATCAGTGGATGAGTTCAGCTTCTAAATGGTTAAGCGACCAGCAATGGATGGCTTGTAATAGAGGACCAATCAACTTGGAAGATTTCAGAGGTCAGACTGCATTCGCTGGATTGGACTTAGCAAGTGTCCGAGATGTAAGTGCTTTTGTTTTACTCATTCCAGAGGATGACAGATTCACAATTATTCCCTACTTTTTCGCACCGAAAGACAATGCTTTCATTCGCTCAAGGCGTGACCAGGTTGATTATGTTGGATGGTCCAAGGAGGGATTGATGGAATTGACTGAAGGAGATGTGACTGACTACAACTATATAAAAAAACGAATCCAAGAGGTTGCTTCAATTGTAAACATCAAGTCCATTGCCTACGATCGATGGAACGCTTCTCAGCTTGTGATCGACTTGACAGAAGAAGGACTTCCACTCATTCCTTATGGACAAGGGTTTGGAAGTATGTCAGCTCCTTGCAAAGAATTGGAGAAACTCGTTCTAGGTAAGCAACTGAATCACGGTGGCAACAAAGTGTTAAGGTGGATGTGTTCAAACCTAGCGATGAAATCAGATCCAGCTGGGAATATCAAGATGGACAAAAGCAAGTCAACTGAGAAGATTGATGGAATGGTATCTCTTGCTATGGCTTTGGGAACTTATATGAATGACGACCACGATGACTCAAGCTATGATGACAGAGGGATTGTGTTCATTTAGAAACGGAAATAGATGTTATCTTTGTAGTATATATTGCAATTTATGGGATTCCTTGACTTCTTTCGTTTCAATACTGAGAAACGAGACAATGGACAAAACTTTTTAAGAGCGCACTCTGTTTCAAACTTGGGACAATCTTCTGGCGTAGCAGTGACAAGAGATTCTTCTCTGACCTTTTCTGCTGTTTACGCTTGTGTGCGAATCATCTCTGAAAGCATCGCTTCACTTCCAATCAATGTTTATTTAGAGGAAGCTGATGGGGACAGAATACTTCAAAAAAACCACCCAGTTCAAAAGCTACTTTCTAGGAAGCCGAACAACTATATGACATCTTACACTTTCAAAGATGTTATCTTGACAAACTTACTCCTTGAGGGAAATGCTTATTTCCTAATTGTGAGAGATGGCTCTGCAAGACCTATTGAATTGATTTGTCTTGATCCTTCAAAAGTCGAAGTCTACCGACACGAAGGTCAACTCTATTATAAGATAGAAGGAGAGGATGCAACGATTCTCCAAGATGATATGCTTCATTTCGTTGGACTTTCTTTTGATGGATTAAAAGGAAGAAGCGTGTTGAACTCTCAAAGAGCTACAATAGGAACATCAATCGCAGCCAATGTGACTGCTGGAAATGTTTTAGGAAACACGACTCAAGTTGGAGGAATCATCAAGCATCCAGGAAAGTTGAGTGCTGAAGCAATAGAGAGATTGAGAACATCTTGGAACAATACTTATCAAGGTCCATTCGCAGCTGGTAAAACTGCAATCCTTGAGGAGGGAATGACTTTTGAACCAAGCAGAATCAACGCACAAGACAGACAGCTTCTAGAAAGCAGAAGATTCCAAGTTGAGGAGATTGCTAGGATTTTCAAAGTCCCTCTTTCTCTAATAGGACACCTTGAGAAAGCGGCAAACTATTCAAGCATTGAAGCATTATCAATCGACTTTGTACGATTCACTTTGACTCCTTACATCGTTTCAATTGAGGAAGAAATGAATAGAAAGTTGTTCAGAGAAAATGAACAAGATGAACACTATGTGAAAATACAAGTGGAAGGATTGTTGAGAGGTGACTCAAATGCAAGAGCAAATTTCTACAAGCAGATGATTGATATGGGTGTTTTAAGCATCAATGAAGTAAGAAAGCTGGAGAACTTAAATAGAATCGAGAATGGTGACACTCACTATTTCCCGATGAATTACGCTCCAATAGGACAAAGCAATCAAGAGGACAATGACTAACTTTCCAACAAAAGGAGAAGATAAGAAGGTCAGCTTGAGAAACTCAAATTATCCTCAATTTGATTTTGACTTTGCTTCTAGTGTTAAAGAACAAACTCCAGAGATTTGGAAAGCTGGAGGAAACATAAGAGGGAATGAAGCTTTTGTGCTTTGGGGAAAAGCAAGAGAAGGGAGTGAGAGTCCTAGTGTTATTGAATGGATAAAAGAAAGAGAAGCGTGGATTGCTAGACACTTTGAAGATGGAAAGCAGTTCAAGGGAGATGATGAACCGAACCTTTCAAACATTGCTGGTGTTGTTGCTCAGATGAAATGGGGAACTATTGGAACGCTAGGAGAACAAGGAATGAAAGATGTAATTCTTGAAATGACAAAAAAACTAGAGGGCAAAAAAGAAGAAAAGCAGTTGAATGAAACTGTTATGAAAGCCCTTGACAATAAAGTAAAAGACCACAATGAAGAAGTCAAAGACCTTGATGTTGATTGGAATCCAAGAGTGACTCTCAACAAATTGGTCAAAGTAATGGAAAGAGGAATCGGAGCTTACAAAACAAATCCTCAAAGCGTAAGACCAAACGTAGGAAGTCCAGAGCAGTGGGGATATGCAAGAGTGAACTCGTTTTTGTTTGCTCTAAAAAAAGGAAGATTTCAAGGTGGCAAACACGACACTGACCTTCTTCCAAGTAATCATCCAGTCAAAGAAGAGATGGAAGAGAAATTTGTAATAGTTATGGAAAAAGAAAAAAGAGAAAAAGTTGGAACAATGATAACTGATGGGATCGAAATGCCTTTATTCAGTACCATTGAAGAAGCTGAAGAAATGGCAAAAGAGATGGGAGGTGAAGGACATCACGAACACACTCTTGATGGTGTTACTTATTATATGCCATTTAACTCTCACGATGAAATCAAAGCAGCAATGGAAGCTGAGATGATGGATGAAACTCCAATGGAAGAAAATGAGCATATTGAAGGACACGATGAGGAAGAGGAAAAGAAGCCAATGGGATACCGTTCTAATCCATCCAAAGAAATAAGAACATTCAATGTTGAGAATCTAGAACTCCGACAAGAAGGAGAGGATAATATCGTTGTGGGTTATGGTTCAGTCTTTAACACACTATCAAACGAGCTTGGTGGATTTAGAGAGATTATTGCTGAAGGTGCTTTTGATGGTCGCTTAAATGATGATGTTCGCTTTTTAATCAATCACGATGGACTTCCACTAGCAAGAACAACAAACGGAACTCTTCGACTTACAACCGATGAGAGAGGTTTGAAATATGAAGCAAAAGTTGCAAACACTTCACTCGGAAGAGATTTAATTGAGTTGATGAGAAACGGAACAATCAATCAGAGTTCTTTTGCATTCGTTGTTGAGGATGATTCTTGGGAGGTAAGAGATGGAGTGAATGTGAGAACAATAAACAAAGTATCTAGGTTGTACGATGTTAGCGCGGTGACTTACCCAGCTTATGAAGAAGCAAGTGTTGCACTTCGTTCAATGGAAGCGTGGCAAAAGGAAGAAGAGGAAAAGAAGATGCAAGAGAACCTTGAAAAAGAAATGGAGGAAAGAGTGAAGGAGGATAAGGATTTAACGAAACGCTCTCTCGCTGAGTTGCGTTTGTCAATCATAAATAATAAACACTAATTTTAATTTAACTGAAAAAAAGATGAAAACATCTAAATTCTACACAGAGGAGAGAGCTTCAGTTGTTGAAAATATGGAAGCAATCGTTGACTCAGCGAAAGTTGAGGGACGTGAGCTAACTGATTCAGAAACTAAAGAATTCGACACTCTAAATGAAAAAGCTAGTGCTTTAGAAGCACAAGCTAAAAGAGCTGCTTCTTTTGAAGCACTACAAGCAAGTAAAGTTGAAAAGTCTGAAAAGATTGAGAACACTCCAAAAGAAATACGTGAGTATTCTTTCCAAGATGCAATGAAAGCTGCATACTCTGGAAATATGGAAGGACTTATCAAAGAGATGGACCAGGAAGCTCGTAATGAAGCTCGTTATACTGGACAATCTTTCAAAGGTATTGCAATCCCTTCAAGCGTGTTGACTCGTGCTGCTGTTGGTACTGCTGCTGGAAACGCTACTGAAGTTATGGCTTGGACTGACCAATTAGAAGCGAACTTAGTTCTTGCTTCTGCTGGTGCAAATTTTTACTCTGGCGTTAACAATATGAAGTTCCCAGTATTCAGTTCAATCAACTCTGGTTTCGTTCCAGAAGCTGGTGGTTCTGCTCCAGCTGCTAACGGTACTGCTTCTGGTGTTACTTTAAGCCCAAAGAAACTTATTTCTATTGTGAATGTATCTGCTGAAGCTCTAGTTCAAAACGCTGGAATTGAAGCTGCACTTCGCAGAAATATGGCTCAATCTGTTGCTGCTACTTTAGAGAACGCATTGCTTGACACTGGTGATGTATCAAACGCTCCAGCTTCTATCTTTGCTGATGCTGCTGCTGGATCAACAGCTGCTGTTTCTGCTGCTACATTGACTGCTCTTGAAACTACTGTTCTTGGAAATGGTGTTCAATTAGAAGGAGCAAGAATGGCTTACTTAATGGATATGGATGCTTACACTAAAGTAAAAACTGAAGCACAAGTTTCTTCTGTTTCTCCTTTATATGACAACAGAGATAAGACTGCAAACGGATACTTCACTTTCGTTTCTTCTGGTGTTGCTGCTTCTGGAGCTTCTGGAAAAGAACACGTTTTATTCGGTGACTTCTCAAAAGTTCACATCGCTCAGTTCGGTGGACTAGACATCTTAGTTGATCCTTACACTGATGGTGGAATCGGTCAAACTAGAATGATTGTAACTTCTTTAGTTGATGGTGATGCAGTTCAGAATGACACTGCTTTTGCTACTTTGATTGAAGCATAATTGATTTGATTTTAAGAGGGAGTTGGGGCAACTCACTCCCTCTTTTTTTAAACTTTCGAGATGATAAACGCTATAATAAACAACAAGAAGCTCAACAATGTTGGGAGGTTAAGATTCAGAGGAACGAATGTAACAACTGAATACATCTCTCTTGCTGATGCAAAAGCACACTTGAGAGTTGATTCTTCTTATACTGGAGATGACACTTATATCACAACTTTGATTTCTGTTGCTCGTTCAGCGTGTGAAAATTATCTTGGCTTTATGTTGGCTCAAAATAGTGCAATGACTTTTTATATGGATAAGTTTCCAGATTCAGAAGTTATAACTTTGAATGGAGTGTGGAATCCTGGAACAGTTCAGATTCAATATTATGACACCAATGATTCACTTCAAACATTTGCAGATTCAAACTACAATGTTGATGATGTTAGCCAACCAGCAAGAATCTTCTTAAAAGATGATTCAAATTATCCAGACACTTCAGAGAACATTCCAAGTGGGGTGAGAATTAATTTGACTGATTGTGGTCCAGCTGATGTTGATGAGATACCAAAAGCAATCGTTCAAGCTCAACTTCTTGTGATTGGTCGTTACTATGAAATAAGACAAGATGTAGTCACTGGAACTATTGCGACAGAGATTCCAAAGATGGTGGAACACTTATTAAACCCTTACAGAGTTGTTGAAATATGAATATAGGGAGACTTGACAGACCGATTCAGATAATCAAAACGAGCGCAACTCAAAACACCTATGGAGAGAAAACTCTTTCCACTGGAACAACAACAAACGCATTCGCTAGGATTGAAGAAAGCAGAGGGAAAAACACTTTTGATGCTGATGCTCTTGTGAATGCAGTACCAACAAAAATGACAATTCGATGGACTGATGACATTGATGTTTCTCCTCTTTACTATATTTCCGTTCAAAGAATGGGAGTGACTGGAGGAACAAACACTTACATCATCAACTCTATTGAAGAAATAGGAAGGAGAGAGGGATTGGTTTTATATTGTGAAAGAAAAAACATTGAAAACTTAGTTGACTAATGGCAGAGTTTACAACCATATCAATCGATGAAAAGGAGTTGAAGCAAATTATCAACGACCTTGATAAGCTCTTTCCAGACTCGGACACTAAACTCAGAAACACTTTGAGAAGCGCACTGAGGAAGGCGGCTCGACCTCTTGTCCCAGCGATCAGAAGCGAAATTGATAAGGGACTTGCTTCTTTTGGTAGCTTAGACAATAAAAGGAGACAGCAAACAACTGGACAGCTAAAAAGGTCAATCGGAATAATAAGCGGTAAAACTTCAAGAGGAAGAAAACCAGCTGTTTATATAGGACCAAGGGTAAAGAAATCATTTGCAAACAAAAACAAGAGTGGATTCTATTTCTATTTCTTAGAGTATGGAAAAGCTGGAGTCAGTCCAAGAAGGATGCTGGAAGCTGCTGCACAAGCCAAAGGAGCGCAAGTGATGGGAGATGTGATAAACAAACTAAAAGGAATTATTACAAAACGATTTGCTAAAAAACTATAAAGATGGATGTAGGGAAAGCAATATTCGGACTTCTTGATGATACTGCAAATGTGAAAACACTTGTGAACAATGCTACGACTGGGACAAGGATTTATCCTTCTGGATATCGAGTCCCAACAAGCACTACAGCTCCTTTCATCATCTATCATATTGTAAGCACTACTCCAAACAATACAAAAAACGGAGTTTCAACTTATGATTATGTAGTGGCTCAGATAAGCGTGTTCGCTCAAAGTTATGACACTTGTCAAGACTTATCCCAAAAAGTAAGAACCGCTCTTGATTATTATTCGGGAACAACTAGAGGAGTAGTGATAGATAAGTGCTTCTTTGAAAGCGGATCAAATGCTTTCGATGATAGCTTTGGTGATAACGGGATTCACCAAATGGATATGGATTTTAGATTCAATATAAACCTATAAGATATGAAATATAAAATTAAAAAGGATTGTGACTTCAGAGGGATTTCTTATGAGAAAGGGAAATCTTATGAACTAGGTCCAAAAGAATACCGAGTTTTGAAAAGCTGGAAAGCTATTGCAGAACCGAAAAAAGCATCTAAAAAAGAGGAGATTCTTGATGAGTCTGGACCTTCTTTGGATAACTAATTTTTAATAACTTAAATCTAAAAAAATGGCAATTTTTAATGGAACAGATCTAGTTTTGAAGGTCCAAGCAGCTAATGCATCTGCTGATGAATTCAAACTACTTCACTCAACAAGCTGCTCAATCAGTATCAATGCTGATACTATTGATGTTAGCTCAAAAGATTCAAGTGGATACAGAGATTTAATTGGAGGACAAAAGTCTTTCTCTCTTTCTGCTGATGGATTAATGGATTTCACTTCTAGCGGCTCAACAACTGATCCAGATGAAATCTTTACACAATTAGACAATAGAACTTCAGTGACTTTCACTTTTGCTCTTGCAACTCCAGCTGGTTACAAATATACTGGTTCAGGGTTCATCACTTCTCTTGAGGTGAGTGGTGGTGTGGAAGATGCTCCAACGTACTCTTGTTCAATCGAGGGAACTGGACAACTCACTCAGACTTCTATTTAATTTTCATTGTTGGTTGGGGGGTTGGACTTTGTGTCCTCCTCCAGCCGACATTTTTTTAACCAACAAAAACAACAACAATGTTTGAAATCGTAATAATAAACGGAACGGATTATCCTTGCAGATTCGGAATGAATGCTTTGAGATTATTCTGCAAAGAAACCAACAGAAAACTAACAGACTTAGACAAGCTCGGTGAAGATTTATCTCTTGATGATGCTTGTTTTTTGATAAAAGCTGGACTCACTGATGGAGCAAGAAAAGCTGGAAAAGAATTTTCTCTTTCGGTTGATGATATTGCTGACATCTTAGATGAGGACTTTGAAACCATACAAAAGGTAATGGATGTGTTCTCTAATCAATTTGCAGCAAAAGGAAGAGAAAAGTCGGGAAACGAAAAAGGGAGCAAAAAGAAAGCTCCCAAGAAATAGAGTGGGATGATTTGGAAGCGGTTGCCTATGGATTAGGATTGCTTCCAGAAGAATTTTGGAACTTAACTTTCCACGAGTTCTTTCTTATTCAAAGAGGAAGAAACGAGGTGAGGGAAATGAAGGAGAGATTTGAATGGGAGAGAGTGAGATGGCTTGGATGTATATTTTTACAGCCACACACAAAGAAAAGCAAAAAAATATCTCCAAAAGACTTGATTGAATTTGAATGGGAAAAGAAAGAGTTCAAGACAAAAGACACTCTTGAAGAAAGAAAAAGAAGAGCAGAGTATGCTATCAAATTATATAAACAGCTAAACACCAAAGAAGATGGCAGAAAAAACCCTCTCGATTAGACTTGGATTAAACGACAAGCAGTTTCAAAGTGCTTTGCGTGGTGTAACAAAAAGCATCAAGCAACTTCCAGGACAAATGAAACAAGTTGGAAGTTCAATGACACGCTCATTGACTTTGCCTCTCGCAGCTCTAGGAGCGGGAACAATAAAACTGGCTTCTGATTTTGAAGAAACAAACGCTAAATTCAACACTGTCTTTTCTTCTATGCAAGGTAAAGCCAATGAAACAGCAAAGAATTTACAGCAGAATTTTGGTTTGTCGGGTAGAGCTGCAAAGCAACTTCTTGGAGATACGGGTGACTTATTAGTTGGTTTTGGCTTCCAAGAAGAAGCTGCACTGAATCTATCAGATCAAGTCAATAGGTTAGCTGTTGACCTTGCTTCTTTTACTAACTTTGAAGGAGGTGCAGAGGGGGCATCAAAAGCATTGACAAAAGCTCTACTAGGTGAAACCGAATCAGCAAAAAGTCTTGGTATTGTTATTCGACAAAATACAGCTGAATACAAAGAGCGAATTGCTGCAATACAAGCAGAGCAAGGTGTTTCTGAAAAACAAGCTAAAGCAATGGCGAATCTACAAATTGCAACCGAGCAAAGTGGAAAAGCTATTGGAGATTTCTCAAGAACTTCTGGGAGCTTTGCCAATCAATCTCGTATATTAAAAGCAAATCTTGAAGATGTAGGAGTTGAATTAGGACAAGCTCTTCTTCCTATTGCAATGAAAGCAGTTGGTTTTTTTCAAAAACTGGTGGGAGCAATAAAATCAGCAAGTCCAGAAGCTAAAAGAATTGCAGTAACGATTGGAATTTTGGTTGCTGCTCTAGGTCCAGCTCTTTCTTTGATTGGATCACTTGCCACAGCTTTTGCGCTTTTGACAAGTCCAGTTGGAATAGCAATAGCAGCAATAACTGCTATAGTTGCAGCTTTTCTATTTGTTAGGGAGAATTATGATGCTTTTGCTGAAAGATTAGGAGATTGGTCTTGGTGGAAGAATGCAATTTTAGAAGCTATAAAATTCTTGATAGAGTTCAATCCTTTGAATTTAGTGATAGATGGATTCAATGGAATTTTAGAATTTTTTGGAAAAAATACAATTCCAAATCCTTTTGAAGCTATGCAAGAAGGGATTGATGACTTAAAGGTTGAAACAAAAGAATATGAAAACGAATTCGGATCTTTCACTGATGCAATAAAAAATCAAGCTACAGAAGCCGCTGGTGCTTTGAACTTGCTTGGTGGTTCGATGGGGGTGGGAACTGGCGGATTTGTAGGAGGAGGTAGCACTGCATCATTAGGAGGAGGAGGTAGCACTGCATCATCGGGAGGAAGAAGATTTACACCTCAACAAGCTCCCGCAGCTGTTGATACCATTGGATTGGGTTTTGAAAAAATAGAAGAACCGAAACTTACCTTCGCTGACACTTTAAAAAACCAAATTACAGAAGCAAAACCATTAGTTGCAACACTATTCGACACAATCGAGGAGGGAACAAATGCAACGAATGAATCAGCAATCTTGACCTCATTGAATTTTGATGTAATGATAGAGAAAATGCAAGGTGGATTGAGTAAATTTTCCGAGGTTGGAGGTAAAGTTTTCTCTGCTTTTAATGGATTGATTCAAGCTAGTTTTAAAAAAAGAAATCAAGAGCTTGATAATTACTATAAAAGAGAATTGGAAAACATTAACAATTCAAAAAGAACAGAAGAACAGAAAGCGAGTGCAATATTGACTCTAGATGAAGATGTTGCTGAGAAAAGAAAAGCGATAATGAAGAAAGAAGCTAGAATGGAAAAAGCTCAAGCTATTATGAGTGCAACAATTTCAACAGCCGCAGCAGTAGCAGCAGCTCTACCAAATATTCCACTTTCTATAATTATAGGTGGACTTGGAGCGGGGCAAATTGCAACGATTGTAGCCACTCCACTTCCAACACTTGCACAAGGGGGTTTGGCTTTTGGACCAACACAAGCAATAGTTGGGGATAACTTTGGAGCGGGTGTCAATCCAGAGGTAATCGCTCCTCTTGATAAATTAAAAGGAATGCTATCAATGGAAACTGTAAATGTTGTGGGGACAATAAGTGGAGAGGATATTGTTCTGGCTTCCGATAGATTTAAAACACGTTCAAACAGAAGTTTTTAAATGGCATTAGGAAACATAAGATATCAAGCAGAATTTGACACTGTATACGGTGTAAACTATAAAATCCAAATTTACGATTCCGACCACACTGGAAGCGCAACTGATTTTAAGGTTCGGTCACCAGGATTCTCTTTGAAATATAATGGAGAAGGAAAACAAAGGTTTGACACTATCAAAGCTAGTTCTTGTTCTATCTTTGCTATTTCAGAAGATGCTGCTTTCGATACTTTCACAAGAAACATAAGAGAAGGCGCACAAGGAAGATTCAGAGTTCAGATTTTAAGAGCAAACGAAAACTATTGGAGAGGAACAATTCTAGGGGATGTAGGTTCTGAGATGTTGGAATCTCATCCAAACAAAGTAACTCTAAGAGCAGTTGATGGATTGACCTTTTTGAAAGACATTCCTTACAACAGAGATGTATTTTTTGGAAATTTAGGTTTGGAAAAACATATTTTAATTATACAAAATATGTTAAGATATTATTCAAATACTTATGATTTTTATGGAGCATCAGATATAATATTGAGAACTTGTGTCAATTGGTATGAATCTGACCAACCCACGCCAGCTTCTAACATTGATCCGTTAGAATACACAGCAAACAGACTTAATGTTTTTAGCATTTTTCAATCTGGAATCACTAAATATAAAACAGCTTTTCAAGTATTAAATGAATATTGTCGTTTATGGGGTGCAAGATTATTCCAATCAAAAGGGGTTTGGTGTTTCTTTCAAGAGTCTGGATATAGAAACTCTGCAACATTTAGAAACTATCGACCGGACACAACGACACCAGCTGATAACGCTTCAATAGACACAATGGTTTCAAGAGCTGGAACGAAACAAGATGAGCAAGCGTTTATTATGCTTTCTGGAGCAAGACAATCATTTTATCCCACCCTAAAAAAAACCGTGACAATATATGGAGATTGGAGCAATAATGTTCTATTCAATCAAAATTACACTCTTGCGGCTGGTTCTGCACCAACGCTAGATGCAGATGTTGCTTTTGTTCCTCTTATTGCTGACTCCTCTCTACAAGTTCAATTCAATTGTAAGGTTCAATTTCCAATAACCACTCAAGATCCTTTTTCTGGAGTTTATTATTGGGGAAACCCTCCTAATGAAAGCTTAGACTATATTTTAAGAGTGGCGGTAGTCTTAAAGGTTGGAAGTTATTATTACACAAACTCTGGATGGTCATTAAGTGAAGGATATTACAACACGCACTTTTCTGCTGGTGCTTATTTTATGGCTGTGAATGCAGCTCTTGGAGGTGATCAAAATATTGTTCTTCCGATTGAATTCATTGCTCCAAATCCTCCAGCTGCTGGTCAGTTATCTTTTGGAGCTTTCTTTGATATCTGGGAGGGTGATGGAAACACTCAAAACTCTGGAACAACTACCTTCCAAAATGCGATGACAGTGAATTTTGTTTTTCAAGATTCTAGCGGTCCTTTCAATCCAAACATCTTTCAAGGAAATACAATCACCTTTATTCAAGATGGTGACATATTTGGAGAGAGAGAGTTCAAATCAGAGAATCAAACTTCAACAGCAAATGCTGTTCTTGATTTGGGAACTCAGTTGATGGGGGATGGTCCGCAAGCTTGGAATGATGGAGGTTTGAAAGTTTCTTCTGATGGTGTTAATTTTAGCTTAGGAGTTGAATCCTCTTGGACTGCTTTTTCTACTGGTATTACTTCAAACATTTCAAAGATTTTAGTCAATCAATTTCAAGCTGGTCAACAACAAACAATTCCAATTCTTCAAGCTGGATTTGTAATGCGACCAACAGCAAACGAATATATTGAGTTCGCTGACTCCTTAGTTTTTGAAAGTCAATCTTATATTGCAAACGGATGGACATATCGAGCGTATGAAGAAGTATA